TTCAACCTTTGTAATAATTGAATCGACTACATCATCAAAAATATACTGTCTATCTGTAAAAACATTTATTTTTAGAATCATATTATATTTCTCCTGTCCATTCAGATATGGTAATGCTATTTATAACATGCTTTAAAGAAGAGTTTATAATTTCTTGTGGAATAAAAGACTTCATTAGTTCTTCAAAGTGCTTCTTTTTCTCTTCAAAAGTTCCTCTAAGGTCTCTGCCAAATTCAATATGTCTATAATTTCTCTGTCTTGTAGTTTTGTATGCTACTTTTTCAAATTTGATAACTCCATGTAGAAACTTGAATCCAACACGGTATTCCATCTTTACACCGTCTACTTTTGCAGATATTTCTACATATGAATTAAATTCTGCCCAATGTATATCACCATGTTTAATATATTCTACTAGCATTCAAGAGTCTCCTTTAAAATATAAATTTATACTTATTACTTGTATTGTCCTCTACCTTTGTGATTTTAAAATGGTTTATTACGCACTGGTGAGTTTCTTTCCCCATATATTCATTAATTCCAAGTGTACCCACTACTGTTAGTGTTACATTATTATCTGTTTCGACCAAGTCGTAGAATCGCTTATCTGCTGAGAATTGTGTAAACTCTACTCCATTAACTTCAAATTTAATAGCTCCACCAGATGATATTTTTACATTGCTAAAGTCAACCTCTATATCCTTAATAGCAAATAGTGGTTGTTCTAGCCCTTTGCCCCAATATTTTTGATAACCTGCTACATTATCAACAACAAATCTTCCTAGTTGATTAGCATTTAATTCAAAATCCACTTCAATAGTCTTTTCATCATGTGAAAACTCGACAGTTTCTACTCCTAGTAGTTTTAATCTTTCATCTATAGCTGGTATATTATCTTTAAGAATTGCCACACCTGCTGCGTTCTCATGTCCTTGTACATATTCGAATAGTCCAGTTGACGATAACAAGCTCTTCGTTTCTAGAGTAAATGAATCAAATCCTCGCATAGAGCCTCGACACATTCCATCTGCGTCCTCTGTTAAAATTAAAATAGGCTTTTGATAAAAGTTTGTTAGGCTACTGGCTATAACACCAGATAATTTATTATCAAATTTATCTTTTTTCTTAAAAATAATTGGGATGATAATATTATTTTCTAAACCCTCTTCTTTAATTTTCTCTTTGATTTTATTAACCCATCTTTTCTTGGCCGTGTTTTGTCTAGCATGAGCATTTTTAGCTTGACGGACAGCTTTCTTTAAGAAGACTTCTGTCTTATTGCTTTCTGTGCGAGCCTTGGGATTCTCATGTATTTCCTCTAGCCCATGACCAATCATTGCTTCAAACAGGTCGATTTTTTCCTCTTGCGTGCCAGCTCGTATTAGACCATTAATCTTTGGAATAACATTGAATGCTAAAGATGTTGGATTAACCTTATCCCACTTTCCTATATTTTGGAATATTAATTCTTTTAGCACTTCATTCTTAAGATTATTAATTCCTTCATATACATAGTATCTAGTTTCTGGAGATGTTAAATCCATAACATCAGCAATGTTTCCTAGAGCTGATAAATCTAAATAATCATCTGCGCCATTAAATCCAAATTCATCATCTAGTGCTTGCAGAGTTTTATAAACTATACCTACCCCAGAAAACTGTTTATTAATATATTCTGGAGACAATAGACTGTTTACTACCAAAGCATTTAATGAACAACCTCCGTCACTCTCATGGTGATCAAGAACACAAACTAGTACATTTACATCTCGTAATTCCTTATGAGACTCAAAGTCTCCACTTCCACCATCTGGCACAAATAGTAAATCTAAATCAGATTCCTTAACCCATTGTACGGTTTCTTTTGTAATTCCATGTTGTTTGCCACTATGAATAAAGTAAGATAACTCAAACATAGGAAAGTGCTTTTCTAAATAGCGATATAATGCTGTTGCTGAAGTATATCCGTCTTAAGCACAGTTAATCAGTGTCGGAGTCAACAACGACCCCGACTTTTGATGATTCACGTTTGCTAAATACTCTTACTGCATTAACAACTTTATCCATGCGCAATAGCTTAGAATAATGAATAACATCATCCTTAGATGGATTTTTAATTTTATGCAAGTCTGCATTTCTATTTTTAGCTACTACTTCTAATAAATCATTTTCAAAATAATTTGATGGGCTTTTTAATTTATAAATAGTAATCACTCCTATTAGTCTATTTTTTTACTAAAGATTAATTCATCACAACGCTTTAAAATATTAATTTGATATTGCACATCATCTTTAGCATCATGGTCTGTAGCTCCTTCTACTTCACATTGCTTTTTAATCTCATCTTCTGATAAGCCTGATACTAATGAAGCTGTGCGTAAATGGGTACGTAAATCTTGGTCATTCTTATAGAAAATTGGATATTCGAAACCATTTCGCTTTAAGAAATTTTTAATCTTGATATTATCAAATACTGACCCATTGCCCCATAGATAAATATCATTTCGTTTATCTGATGTCATATTCTTATATTTAAGACTATCTATCCACCAGTACAAATCAACAGCAGCAAACCTCTCTTCCATATGTTCATCTGTCACTTCTGTCAGCTGTTTGAATAATTCTGGATTGCCTTGCGTCCACCAGTATAAAGTGTCCATTTCAATCAATTCTGGTTTAATAGAATGAATATCAATCTTTAACTCAATATCACTAACAGTTTCATAAGTATTTCGGTCAATGGCTTTTGCATAAATTTGAAAGATAGCCGTATTATCCTGCTTTCCTAATGTTTCGATATCTAACATAATATCAATTATTTTCATAGTTTCTCCTCCTAAAAATTATTTTTTATCAACGCTTTAAAATAAATTCTCCACTATCTACTCCCAATATTTCAATATCGTTCTTTTTTCCATATTCAATTGCTCGCATAAAGATAAAATCAATCTCATTCTCAGGAATTATATAATCATCTTCAAAAACAATAATTAAATTATCTGCATTATTATCCATAACCACAGGTCTATATGTGCCATGGCCATCAGGAATTTGATCTACTCTGTCTGCCAAACTGTAATCTATTGCATATTCATTAGCTTCTTCTATGCCTACTTCACAATCTCCAATATGTCCTGTACAGTAAGCTGTCATTTCACGCTCAAAGTTTCCTGTGTAACTATCTGTCATAATTTTAATTCCATTGACAATAATTTTCATGGTTTCTCCTCCTAAATATAATCATAGAATACTGTGGCAATTGAACGGGCTGTTGTATAGTCATTATCATTATTTTTTAATTTTTCATATAAAGGTCTAATCAAATCATATTCTTTGTGATAATTAGCATTTTCCAGTTCACATTCAATAATGTCTAATATTTCTTCTGCATCTGTAATATCTTCATAACCATATGCTTTTAATTGACCTTCACACTTACAAACTGCGGACGGCTCAATATAGTCATACATGACATAGCCATACTCACACTTATCACATTTTACTTGGAAATAATCATTCACCCTCATCCACCTCTTCCCAGTGGCACTTATCGCCTATTAGATTCCATAACCAAGTTTCATATTCTGATTCTATTTCTTCATCAGTAATATCATCTTCAAATTCAAATATTTCTTCTGTTGTTTGTCCCCATCCTTCTGAGAACTCAAATTTAATTTTTTTCACTCTATATCCTCCGTCCATACTTTATCGCATACTTCATTCCACACCCATTCCTCAAAAGCTTCATTAATTTCCTGTTGTGTTACATCGTCGTCAAACTCAGCAGTGTATTCGCTAGTAGAAATATTAAAATGTGGCTTGTAACAAAATTTAATTTTCTTCATAGTATCTCTCCTATTCCTCTGTGAATATTTCTTTCTTCTTGTTCATTAGCTCTTCTAGTACTTCTTTTCCTTTGTCTGATGGGCTTTGTTTTAACTCTAAGACTCCATCATCGTCATAAATAACGTATACTCTAACATATTGCGCCAACATTCTTGCCATGCGAATTAACTTCTTCTGATATTCAATAGATTTCTCATCAAGAGTATTGGAATTCTCTTTATCTAGTGCTAAAAAGACCTCTTCCACTCCTAAGTCTAATATTAATTTAACTTGAAATGATGATAAGTTACTACCGCACAGAGCCAAAGAAAAGTTATTGTCAGGATACATTGATTCTACTTGAAGAACAGATTTTTCAGCTTCAAATAAAATTACCTTCTTCAAACGTTTTATGATTTCTTTATTTTGCCAGTACCCATATAGATTAGCATAAGTGGGATATGAATACAATACATCATCATGGGTTAGAGGAATATATTTAAACCCCTTATCTATCTCCCATTGATTTAGTGACCTAGTTTTGATTCCTATCAAGCTTCCATCATCGTGTTTTCTATGGGGAATTACAACTCTATGACGATAATAGTCAAACTGTATTTCAAATTTATTCATAGCTTCATGTGATATTCCATCTTCTAAAAAGCTTTGGTGATGGTGATGAGAGAACATATAGAATATTCTCTCATCATGTTTTACTAATTCAGCTTCTGGTTCTTTTCTTCTTTTGAATTTCTTATAGTATAGTAGTTCTTCGTTTTCTTTTTTTTCATTTCCAAAGCCGTCTGGTTTTTGATAGTGGGATTGTTTTATTCCTAGTTTTAAACATATCCAACTGACAGTTTCGGGAAATGATAAACTTATACCTTTTAACTTATGATTTTTCATCACTAATTCAAAAATATTGAAGTTGCTACTACAGTCAGTATAACAATGAAACTTTTGTGAATCATGATAATAATACAATTTCATATTTCCATCTGAGACATGGTGACAAATAGTATTAGTAATTAAATCTTCTTTCTTATTAGGTTGTTCAGAATGGTCTAAAATGTGCTGAGCCCCTAATTCAGTTAGAAGAGTTTGCATTTGGTCTAATGTTATTGACTCCATCAATTCTTTTGCATCCATTATAGCACCTACCAGTCTTGTCTTACATTTTCTACAGGAGCTTTAGACTCTCCAAAACCTTTCCCCTTAGCATCATCAAAAGATTCTGGAAGTTCATCTTCTGTGTACCCATCATAATCTTCTGAAGATTCTTCGATGCCTACATCTTTATATGCGCTATCCATTTCTCTTTTTATTTCTTCTGCTTCTTTTTTGTTAACTTCTGTCTGCTTATATTCTTCTTTTTCAAAGTTTAAGTTGTCTGGGTTGGCGATAAAGTCTAATACCTCGTCTGCCGTCATTTGTGCATTTAAATCAAAGTCACTCTCAAATACAAACATTTTGGACTGCATATTAACCAGTTCATTTTTATAATTGGTTACAAACATGTCATGGTATCGTAAAGTACCCATCTCAAAATGTACCCATATACGAACAAGAATCCATCTATTACCACGATTTTTAAATACATTTATTGTATGAGTTGGTTCTAGCCCCATAGGTGTATCAACATCTTGTTTAATCTTATTCCAAAAGTCTAAGTCTTTAGGAGTTAAAGGAATTTGAATTGCTCCTAAATCTAGTTTATCGACAATGGCTTTAGCTCCTGCAATTGCTGAAGCATCTAAATTGATATTTCCATCATCTTTCCATTTGTCGTTTAACTGTGTAGATGTACCAATCCAGATGTTAAATTTATTGCACATATTTTTCAAATGTACTGATAGAATACGTAATAATTGGTGTTCTTGTAGTCCTTTTGCTCCACGCTTATGCATAGATTCAAACATTTTAGTTGTTGTTTGGATATAGTCAAAGAATACATATCCAACATCATGGCGACTAACATATTTTTGAATAAGGTGTGATAAGTCATCTGCATCAAAATCAAATAAAATTTCAAGATAGAAATGACTCTTTTTCAATATTTCTTTTGCCACAATCAATCTTGCCTGCTCTTCTGCTGTAATTACATGGTTGTGTAAATTCTCTTCTTCCACATTGGCAATATAACATAATAATGGAAGTACAATTTCCTCTTCTTCTAGCTCTGTAGAAATGAAAAGACCTTTTTCCATATTCCCAGTAAAGACCCATTTACCTAGAGAAATATCGTAGACAATAGGCATAGTTTGATATGCTAAATCTGCCAGACCTCCACGAGTTTTACCGGAACCTGAGTTACCACTTCGGCAATATAGTTTACGTCTACGAGCTCCACGAGTAATAGAATTATAGAAGCCACTTTGGAAAGGTGCGCCATAGTTTGGCTGACCAAAGGCCTTTTCCAAGATACTGTCAACGTTTTGAGCACTATGCCCTCCAAACCCGTCTACATCCATAATATAATCATCTTTGATTGTAGCTAGTTTACCCTCAAAAATTCTAGTAATTTGCTCTATTGACATATTATTGAATCGTATGTTCTGCTCTATTTCTTCCTGAGCATTTTGGAATCCAACATTATAAATCTCTTCTACTCTTAAGCCAATAGAGGCATATTCTCGTAGCAGTGAAAACTTTTTTACTCGTTGATAATGATATTCAAAGTTTGTCGGCTCTCCATTTTCCAAGCAGAAGTTAATATACTCAATACCTTGATTATCCTCAAAGATTTTTTGTTGAGTAGGCATATCTTTTAAATATCCATCAATAGTAATATCCGACAGCTCTGTTATACCATTCTCTTTTAAATTGTGAATTGCAGAGAATAGTACTCTATGAAATTTCTCTGGGAAATCACTGTTGGATAACTTATATTCTGATAGTAACATAGGATTCTTTAATAATCCAGAAAAAATGTGAATGTATGATGTTTTATCTTGTAGATTTTTAATATATGATTTTGACAAAGTATTGCCCCCTAAATTTCTTCGATATTAATTAAATTTTTATTACTCTGACGTACTTCTCTTTTTAAAACTATTCGCTCTGGTTTATTATTAATTTCAATTCCCTTGAAAGATTTTTCAGCTTTATCTAAGTCCATATAATGTTGCTTAGTTTGTTCATAATACCATTCTACCATTTGAATTCCACTAGAGTGAATCTCGCTAAATTCAAATCCTTTTACTTCTAGGAGATATTTAATTGTCATCTCCATACCCTTGTATTTCATGCCTTTTTTCTCTTTAAGATTTTTAATCTGACTAACTATTAACATTGTTGGTTTTTGCATATTAAAACTGTCACAAATAAATGCAATCAATTCTTTGTAATGTTGACCATCTGTAGAAGTTATTTCATAGCATTGTCTATGATAATAACCTTTGCTAGTTTTCTCATGGTCTAACTTTTTATCTACCCATTCTTCACAATACTTACATTTTGGTGTTTTTCCTTTTGCTGTTGTCATTTCAACTATCTCCTTTCTAGATTTTTTCTCACCGTTCTTAAAATTTTTTCTCTTTCTTCTGGAGATAAGGATGAGAGTAAATTATTAATTTCCTTCAGTTTCTTTCTCATGTCTAAGTCATCTTGTGTGATTTGTGTTCTTATATGCACATTGTTTCACCTCAAATGTTCTTTACTTATAAAAATAGAGAGTACATAAGCACTCTCTATTATATTTATGAATATTATTAGATTCCTTTTTCTTCTTTTAAATCTACTAGGTCAGAATGTAATACTGCTAATGCTTCGGCTTGTCGTGGTAGAACTTCTGAAATCTTATTGCCAATACCTAGATGCTTGAACATAAGCTCTTCAGCTTCAACTTGGAATCCTGCTTGTGCTAATTGTACACACATATGTTGAGCTTCAGATTTATATTTTTCTAAGTCAATTGTTTCTGTAGACATTAACTCTGCACGTTCTTCAAATGTTACTGCTTTTGAACCACGTTTTTGCTCATCTTTTTCAATTGCTTCAATTAAAGCTCTCTCTAAGTTTTCTGCCGTAAATGTTTCAATCTTTGGTGACATTTCTGTATAGCGAGAGCGAGCAAAGAAGTCAGCTGTTTCAACAGTGTATCCAGAAGAGAATACTGCTCGACCATCTTCACCGATACCGTTTGATGCTACATAAAGCGTAACTCCAGCCATGTCTCGGATTAATTCCATAGAACGCTTATCGCCTTTAGGAATAATTTGTTTTGTATCATTGTCAACTGTTTGGTGACCAATGAAGATAACAGTGTATCCAGCCTTAGTTAATTTAGTAATCTCATCTCGATATTCACGTTCATAAGCTGTGTACAGGTTTGGACGATTAGTACCTTTTGGAGCTTGCTCCCCCATGTGAGCGGCACCATATAAGTTACAAATATACTTTTGGCACATTTGAGCAGACGCATAAACTTCATCAAAGATTAAAGTTTTATACATTTCTTTAGCTTGTTCAACAGTTTTCTTATTTGTTAAACCTTTGTTAATCTCTTTAAAGTCTTTCCACTCATTAATTGGGAAGTACGGAATGCCATCAATCGCCTCAATACCGTCTTCAAAAGGAAGTACTAATGGTTTCTCCATACGTGTTGCTTGATATGTCTTACCAAGTGAGTTAGAGCCATAAATTAAAATTGTTTTTCCTTCTAATCCTTTTGATACCTTTGAAATTTGTGGTTTTAAAATATCGAATGCCATGAATAATTTCCTCTTTTCGTTGTTTTAGTTTTTTTAATTGTTAACTTTTAATTCTAATCTACTATTTTAATAGAGTGCGAATTGCCTTTAAATCATCTGTAATTGATTGGTATTCTAGTTGAGCTTTTGCTAATTCCGGATCAAATGTAAATGTAAGCATCTCAACTTTACTTCCGTGCTTTACATATAATTCATCTCGTGCATCAATAAGTTTTTTCTCTTCTGAAAGTAATACTTCTTTAAAGCTTTGTTCATTGTTTTTTAACTTTTGACGACGTAAGCTACTTGTACCGTCTATATTAGTAGAAGCTTGATATCCATTCTTTACCGTTGCGGACGAATCAATTGCCACTACGAATTCTGTAGACATATCTACAGCTGATTCATTTTTCACGTAGGTAATCACTAACTGGCCTGATTCTATCCCCAGAGCATCTGCAATATCTTCTTTAGAAATATAGAGTTTTATATATTGCAATGGGTTTGGATTTCCTTCTGTAGAGTTTTCGTCTTCTGAGTCTTGCTGAAGTTTATCATCTTCTTCAAAATCTTTTAAAGCATCTCCTATTAACTCTCCTAATCCATTTACAAACTTTTCTAGGTTTTTTGTTTCTGTCACAAAATTCATAGTATATTCTCCTTTTGTCTTTTTTATAAGTAGAGGGGAGAATTAACTCCCCATTTAATTAGAACATTGAAGTTACATCAGGTTTTTTATTAGATGTATTTCCTTGACCAAAGCCATCTTTTTTATCTCCGCCAGATTGACGAGCTTGGAAATCTGCTTCAAGTTTAGCTAGTTGTTCATTTCGTTTTGCTTGTAGAGCATTAATTTGTTCTTGAGAGAATGCTTTATTACTATCTTCGTCATATACTTTACCGCCACGAATACCTAGCTCACGAACACTTTCATAAGAAATCTCTACTTTATTTTCACCAAATCCAGCTTCAATTTCTTTTTCAATTTTCTTAGAGTAGTTGATGATTGCACCATATAGATTCACTGTGCCATTTACTTCAAAGTTTTCTTCGATGTACTCTCCATCTTGTTCACGAGAAATAAACTCTTCTTCAATCGCACCATTATAAGTTGGAATTAATAAGCGTACTTTTTGACGACCAGTTTCTTCGCCATCTTTAATTTCTGGCATACGACTGATTACAATACCCTCAACATCATAAGTTGCTTTTGGTTCAAATGTATGACCTTCTTCAGTCTTAACTCGGTTAACAAATCGACCTTGAGTTTGTAAGAATGCATTAAATCCACCTTCATTGAAGTATTCACTCTTTGATAGAGAACCATTCACTCGTAGCTTAGTAGGTTCTGCACCTTCTGGAGCTTTACCTTCAGAGATATCAGTTACAGTAACCATTTCATTCATCACTGTTTTATAACCTTCAAACATTTTATTTTTCTCGCCTTTTGTTGTCAGTTCACGAGAATATAATCGAACTGTGTGTAACTCATTTTCACCTGTGCGAACAGTAATTGAACCCATAATTACATCCATTTTACGTTTTTCACCGTTAGAAGAGATTTCTTTGTTTTCAATTTTTAAATCATGTTTGAAAGCTTCGCCTTCCACAGTTGCTACGTTTGTTAATTCTGGAGTGTTAGTTGTTGTTGTCATAATTTAAATACCATCCTTTTAATTGTTTTTTTATTTTTTGTTTGCATTTATAATATCAAGCTATTAAGCTAATATCCTATTTCTCTTTTATACTTCAATCTCACTACTATTAACATTGTTGCTGGTTACTATTTTATCTTTCTTTGTTGTTTTTTGAGTGCTATGCATTAATGAATAAATTTTTTGAAGCTCTTTAATAATTTCACTCAATTGCTCTTTCGTTAAACCGCTAATCTCTTGCTCTGAATTACAGAAGCGTTTTAGTGTTAACAAGTCATTGGTCACATGACCAACCATGTATTCACTATTAAAACCAATTGCTGTTTCAATAATCATGATTAACATCTCCTTACTTTTCCTTTAATGTGCTTACATAACTATTATACCAAGATTTTTTTGTCTGTCAAAAAAAGATTTAAAAAGTTTTTTAAATTATTTATTTAAATCTGCTGTATAAACTGATAGTAATTTTACTTTTGCTTCTAGTTTAGCTGTCAATAGTGAAATCTGTGTGTTAATAGCATCCAAAAGAGCATCAGAAATATGGGCATTATTATCTAAATGTGCTGTAGTTTCTACATTTGGTCTGTTTTGATAATTACCATTTACCACTATGCGAAAACCATTGACTGAAACATTGTCATCCATGATAAATGTTGAGGCACTTTGTAAAGAAGATATTTCTGATTCTAATTTTAAAATCTCTGCCGTTACTTTTCCTATGGAAGAGACCTTATCAATATCAACAATATTATTCATATTTATTTCTCCCTTGTAAAATAGTATTTACTATTTGGATTTTGCCAAGATGGTAACTTAGTTTCTTTAATAAGCGTAGTGTTTAACTTTCCTTTAACTATTGCTTTTACAACTTCTTTTTCGTGTTTCTTTAATGTGCCGTATTTGTCACCTTGGTGAATAGCCTTGACAATTTCAGACATAACAAATGCATCAGTAATATTATCACTGCCATGGTAGTATCCCCATCTTTTTTCTACGCTTTTCTGCACAATATCTTTTTCTGCATATGAATTACTCGTAGCAAACTTTTTAACCTGAGTTGGAGCAATGTTCCACCAATACTCAAAGCCTTTTAAATATAGTTTTTCACGCATAATCCATCCTATTCCGTACTGAAAATCATGTGAAGAGCTTTGAGACCCATGGCTAAATCCTTCTATTCCGACAATGTCTGTCTCTGGATTTATCAAGTCTATCACTTTAGAAGTAATATAATTCATTCTTGCGGGGTCTTCATTGGTTTTATAATAGAATTCATCTTCTATTATAATATTTCCTTGTGCATCTTGAATTACAAAACCAGTTGTCGCTGATAAATCTATTCCTACATATCTTTTCATAGTCTTTCACCTACAGTTATATCAAACCTCACAAAATATGACTTACCATATTGAGAATCTTCTTCATATATAGCAATGTCACTTATAAAAATCTTACTACTGGGGAATTCTTTGAGCAAGTAGTTTTTAATAAGATTAATTAAATCTTCTCTTTGTGTCTTACCAGCTAAGTAATGATAAATCTCTCTTTGATATAGTCGTATGCCATATATGTCTGAGAGGTGAAGCTCTGCTATATCTGAAGCATATTCAATTTGCTCATCCCACAAACCTGTCATTATTAATCCATACAATACATCTGTATACTGATTTTGTATTGTCATTTTCATCATCCTGTTCTACTGTTAATCTTCAGATATAATTTGTCCTTTGACTTTCTTAGGAGCTTTCTTCTCTTTCTCTCCTAAGTCAACTGTAATGTGCTCTGTGATATGTTCATACATTTCCTTTTTTACTTGATCAATGTGTTCCAAAGCATATTCCACAATCTTTTTGAATTCATGAACAGTAGCAACATCCTCATTGCTCATACCTTCCATAAACTCTTTGTCTACTAAGCGATTGATGAAAGCCTTTGGCCCACCGTAATAAGCTGGCTCATTATATCCATATTCATCAATTAAGTTGGCATTTTTACCTCGACCATCTCGCTTTTGATAGCGCTTAGTTAATTTCCAGTTTAATTTATCAAATTCAATACGATGTTGAGATGTAAATTGGATTTGGTGTTCTTCTAATGGTGTTTCATTTGACATAGTATCTCTCCTTATATGTAGAGGGCATAACACCCTCTATTATACTATTTTATTCTTTAGCTTCTTCTTGTGCGTCTACTGCTTTTTCTTGTGCTTTAGTGGCTGTCTTAGTTTTGGCTTTATTTTTAGACTTGGCAAATTCTTCTGCTTCTGCTAATTCTGTATTTACAGTTTCTAAGTCTGCAACTAATGTTTGAAGTTTTCCTTTTCGAGTAGACAATAGCTCTTCTGTCAAGAGAACTTCTGCCTCTGCTGATTTTACATAGCCCTCTAATTTTTCTTTTTCTTCTTTCATAATTTCAATAAATTTTTGTAGATTTGACATTATTATTCCTCCGATATTTTTTATAGTTTGATATTTTGATTACTTAGCAACCAAAGGCATCACCTCTTTCAAGGTTACATAACTATTATACCAACTTATTTTTATCTGTCAAAAGCTTTTCAACATTATTTAAAATCTTTTCAAAGTATTTACTTGTATCCAGATTTACCTTCTCATTAAAATTGATAGTGATGTTATAGTTTGCGCCACCGCTCTTAGCTGAGTCAGTCTCAGAACCTTCCGATAAAATCGTAGTTTTATCGGAAACAGAGCCGCCATTTTTCCCTTTATTTAAAGGGTTTTCTGATTTCGTATTTTCGGATATTTTTTGATTTTTGACCACAATAGTGCCATTGTGAAGGTCAAAGTCAAAATTATAGTATAATTTTCCTAATTCTCCCAGTAAACTGTCATAAACTGCCATTCCAAGACCATTTGTATCAACATATAGTTCAATTACATCTATATCTTTATTAATCTCTCCGCTTACAACATTTTCAACCAATTTTGAAATATTAGCATGACTATACACTCCTTTAAGAGTAGCATTTTTAAGTTGGTTTGAAACAAAAATTGAAAACACTTCTGCGTGGTGTACAGTATCTTTTACTGTATTAATATGAATAATCTTTTTCATGATAAATTCCTCCTATAAAATCAATGTTATATTTCTTACTATTTTGTCAACTAAGTAGAAGTTAACATAGTCATTTTCAAACAGCTGTTTGTCTACAGTCATTACTTCTTTTTGAATGAATAAATAGCGTTCGCCAGTTTCTGTCTCTTCTAATGATCCAATTCCGTTGTTAAACCATAGCACATGCCCCTTATAAGATGTCTTTCTTTTATTTTCTGTTTTAGGTGCTTCATTAACATTGAAACAATATACACTATCCACACTTCCAAATTCAACGGATTCAATAGACTCTTGTATTGTATCTTTAGAATCAAATATTAATATAGATTTTCCTTGAGGTGTTTTACTAATCTGTGTCAGACCGACTACATCAATATCTACTACTTTTTCGGGATTTTTCATTATAGAAAAATTTAATTCTGCATCATCCGGTAAAACTGTGTTACTAATGAAATCTTTCAAGTCTTTAACTGTTAGTGTTTTATACATGAAATCACTCCGTTCCAATTTGTACAACTTGCTCAGGACTTACACTATAAACCTTCAATCCATCTTTTTCATACTGAATTTGCAATTCTACGGCTGTATCAACTTTGATGATAAATAAGTCTGATTCTCCAGTTAATGGTTTTGACTCTGCAAAGAATACTTTCCCCTCTTCATAAAGCTCTAATGATGATGAATCTGTAAATAGAATCATAGTAACTCCTCCTAGTATTTTTTATTTTTAATTTTAATCGACAATTCAATGTCTGTTTTTCCATTTAATACTTTAACAATGTCTTCCTCTTTTAATACTGATTCCTCTAGAATTTCTAAAAAACTATTTTCTGTGCTCAAATCTAAATTTCCCAAGAAGAATGAACCAGCAATACTTTCAACCGTTCCACTTTTCTTAAGCACTTCCTCCCATTTTGCATTGTTCGTGACTGTATAAGTATATACTACTTCGCCTTCGTTGTTTTTGGCAAAGTCTAATTCTAGATGTGCTTTAATATATTCAATCGGCAACTTAGAGCCATTTACTTCAATAAGTGTTGCATCTCCTTCCAATAGAGTATAAGACTCTTCTAGCCCGTCATTTATAGCAGATAAAAATAATACTTTATAAGTTCGACAATAACCACAACTACCATAATCCTCATAACTTTTCATTTCTGCTACGGCATAATAACCATCTTTATATTTAACAATATCTAATTTTTGATTTAACATTACTCTTCCTCCTGAGTGATTATAATCCAAGTTCCCTCTTTAATATTGTCCTGCACCATTTTTACATTATAGTCTGTACTTCTTCGTGTGAAAAAACCTGCCTCTTCTCTCCAAAATACTTGATAAAAATCTTCCATCTTTGGTACATTTTTAATCAATACTGCCAGATAAATTGTATCGTCAACACCAAAAGAATTTTCATTTAGCTTAAATAAAAATCTTTCTTTCAACTCTTCATTGTGCATAATATCTACTCCATTCTGTAATTTATCTAAAGAATCCATAAGACCATCTGTAATTATTTTTTCTCTTTCTTTTTGCTCTTCCTGTTCTAATTTATCCTCTATAACTTCTATGCAATGCTTCTCTAATTTTTGTATTATATTTTCTAAGTTTTCTTTTAGAGTAATATGTTTTTTATTTTTTTTAAAGAATGTACCTTCTTTGATAACTGTGTTCGATGCTATAAAATCCATATGTTCTAAGTTATACACTCCAAAAGATTCATACCCTGATTTTACATATAGTTTTTTAGACACCTGTTTCCCACTAGCATTATGAATTACATAGGCAGTTTCTACTATACCACTATATTTTTTACCTTCAAACATAACATAATCATATTCACTTTCTTTATACTTGCCATAAATTTTAATGTTATGATTCTTGTATTCAAATATTTTTAGTAGCTTCATATCATCTATCATATCTAAATCCCCAATCTTTTTGATAGTTTTTCATACTTTCTCTTGTGAAAAATAAAATCCTTATCTCTTTCGATTCTTTGTATATTTACTATAGTCATGCCTGACAATATAATTTCTAAGTCTCCGTAGTGATAAATTGACCAATCTTTATTATTTTTCTTATACTCATCAACCTTTCTAGACAATAAAATATTTCTAGTAAGTTTCTTTCTTGCCACAACGTATGAAATTTTATCATTGTCTTTTGTTAAAAACCTATACCAATGAAAAGCTTTTCTGGTAATCTTGTAAATTTGTAATCCATTGCATTCTATTTTTGAGCAGTGATTTGTCTGTTTTTTCTTTTTGCTTTGTTGTATTCTCTTATCTTTTTTCCTGTTGTTCCCTTGTTCTGGAATCCTCCAACTTTCTTTCCTCTTAGAGAAAACTGTTTCTTCTCCCAAGCTACCTGACATTGTACATCAGCTCCTTTATTACTATTTCTACCTCCGTGAATAATTTTAGATTTTGTCATATCTAATAATTTACGCAAGTAAACAATATCTCTACCATGTTTATTCTCGCTATAATTGTTCTCTCGGTTTTTTACCATTTCTACTACTCTTAAGCTATCTGTTTTTACAATAGAACCATAGAATCCTTTTTCTTGCATATATTGTAAAGCTTCTGTTAAAGCATAGATTTCTGCACTAATTGGATCATCAATTAATCTACCAAAAGCTTTACTTCTGAATTCTTTACCGCCTTGACCATTTTTTTGCAGTCCTCGAATATTATATGAGTGAACTGATTTTAAACCTCTAACACTTGCATCTGTTTGAATCAAATAGTTATACTTAAATTTTTCTTGTTTTGTCATTTTAATCTCTCCCTTATTTGTTTATATTTATATTATATCATTCTATTTTTCTATCGTCAACTGTTTTTATGAGAAAGTGAGAAATAAATTCTCACTTCTCCTTATCGCAATAGCTTAACAAAAGTAACTCCTTCTGTTTCTCTTATTGTATCACTACTTTTATGTGAAGTCAATAAGATAAAATTTAAAACCTTTGACGAATACGTAATATTACCTAGTTTTTCAAGCTCTGTTAGGTTTGATGGTTCAGAATAATTCACTTGATACTGAGAAATTCTCACAGTTTAATCCTCCTGTTGTTATATTTAATATATATAGATATGCATGGCTTATACGCTAGTCGTGTAATAAAATCGTCCTTATAGTATAATTCATAGCTAGTCTTCAGAGGAATGAAATAACGTAATAGAGACTTTACTCCACCTTTTAGCTTAGCACTTTCCGACTCTACTTCATACAATTTAAAGTCTTTTATTAGTGATGATTTTTTCAGTGAGTTCTTAGGGTATTTACTATAAATATTTTTACGGATGTAATCTAATAAAATTTCTTCTGTATATTCGTCAAATTCATACCTAATCTTTTTTCCTGCATTCATAATATAACCTCCTATAATAGTTTTAATATCCCTTGATTTTTAATATAGGGAATATCATTTTCTTTATGCCACTCCTTACAACTTTCAATTGTATTACATCCTGTTTTCAATGCAGAAATAAATACATCACAATGACTTCCATCTGTATAATAGTACTTTTCTATATTATAACCTAGTTCAATCATTTTTTCAACACTTTCTTTTAAAAATAAAACATGAGAATTATATTCTTCATCTCCATGACTACAGCAACAACCTATTGTCAAAACTCCTGCTTTATTCAATTCATCAATCTCTTGGGCGATACAGACATCTACTGCTACAGCCTTATTCTTTCTATTTGTCTTATTAACATTAACCAAAAAATAATTTCCATACAGACACATCAATCTTACCACCATTCTGTTTGATTACTTGTTTCCTTGCTTGCCTCTTGTAAAAATTTAGATGTGACCTTTGTTGCCTGAACTAAATCATGAAGATTGAAATATTTCTGTATATAATCATAAGTCATTCCTAGTTTTACGCACTCTTCAATTTCTCTTGATAGGTTTTGAATTAAGTCGGTAGCATATTCATTTTCATGCTTACGTCTAAATTTCTCTAGTTCTTCTTCTGTGTGTCGTGGCTTGTAATATACCTGATATGCACCATAGTATACACTTAAGCTATAAAAATTGAAATCATCTTTTTTTAATTTAAACTCTTTTAATAAATCATCAACATAAACCACACCCCACCCACACTGAAAATTGTTCAACATATATAATATTTTATCGACAGCTTCCTCTTTACTATTTACTTCAATGTCTCCGTAAATACCGTTGCCTTTAAAAATCATTTTATGTCTCCTCCTTCTTCATTTAGGTATTCTACATATTTATAGACTTCAATAAACGCTTTAGATGCCAGCTCGTTCTGTCTTTGATGTTCTGTAGCTAAATCCTCACGAAATCTTTCAAAGGTTTGTACCCACTCTTCAAGCTCATCCATGGATACTTTATATTCATTTTGCATAATACCACTAATCATCGTAGGTAGTGGAGTTAATTCTTCCAGCTCCTTCAATAGATAAAATAATTCTTCTCTTGTTTTAATCATATTACCAATTCTCCTTTATTATTTCATTTGTTTTAGGATTAATTCTTGTTATCATTCTACCTTTCTTACGTGCTTTTGTCAAGCAATCAAATGTCCCGCCTGATTCTTTTTCATTCCAAGCAGCTATGGCATATGCAGAGCGAGCTACCATATAAGTATTTCTATTTGGTAAAACCCATTTTTCATATCTGCCATCATAGACATATTCTATCTCATCGGCTTCTTCATAGACTTTCATCCATTCATATACATCTTCTGGATTATAATCTACCCATGCCTCCCATTGCCCCTTACATGGAATTGCGCATAGCAGTTTAATATGTGGATAATGGTCTCTACGCAACGCTATAATTATTTTTGCCATCCATAAGTCATAGCCTATGGCCATGCCTGAGTAAAATCTAGTGACACCATGATTTTCTATTAAATCTATTACAATATTACGAGAATGCACAAGTAGCTCAAAGTTATCTTGTGGGTCTTTTCCATTTAAATCTTGCCAGCGATGTCCTGTGAAATGTGCCGTTTCATTAATCATTCTTATTGCCTCTTACTTCTTTTATAAGCCAAGACCAAAAGAAAATTGCTAATTCAATTACTCCATAAATACCAAAAACTATAATAACTATAATTGAAATGTAAAGAATATGAGTATTTAACCATCCTATAAAACTACTAGAAAACACTCCTATTAACCCAACTAAACTAATAGAGGTAAAAACCAATGCAGCTAAAAGAACTATAATTTTTTCAATAGAATTTTTCATGTTAAGCCTCCACTAATTGTTTTTGTTCTAAAAGCTCTTTGACTTTCTTTTTAAATGTTTTTACTTGATAGTTTACCACTTGACGAGATGTTCCTGTCATTTTTGCTAATTCACTTTGTGAATACTCTTCAGTTAGCATTCCTACTAAATAAGGTTTTAATACACTATCTTTAGTTTCTTCTAAGGCTTGTAAGATAGCATTTTTTGTTTTAGGGAATGTTTCCTTAAAGTATTCATCCTTCTCGCCTCCGATTACTTCTATAATGCTTGTTTCTCCTTCTTTTTGTGATACGCTCTTATCAATAGAAATTCCTTTTTCTGATAGTTCTCCTCGTCCGTATCGACTCCAGTAGTCTGCCTCATTCATGATTTTTCGTTCCATAGACTTATATGCGTAGGTAATAAACATCCCTTTGTTTTTAGTTGTATCATACCCTTGACAAGCTCTTGTAAATGCGTAGATACATAGACTATAGCGTTGTGCTTCATCCGTAAATTTCATACGTCTATATTTATATACTATACTTTTAATCATTCGTTCATACTTTAAAAATAG